GTAGGGCTTGCAGCAATAGCCGCAGTAAAGGCCACAGTATCATCTGTAACACCATCACCTATAGCACCGAAATCTTTAACTGAAGGCATATCCCCGAAACCATCGCTTATAAGCCTTGATATGGCTCCTGAAATAGCAACCCCATTTTTAGTAGCTATAAAATTGCTAGCTGTAGCGATATTAGACCCGGTGGAACTAATACTTAATGCGGTTAGATTACCATTACCATCTTGAACTTGTTGAAGTGTTGAAGTAATGCCTCCAGGAACCTGCAATAAGCCTGGAAAGGTTAAATTTTGTTGCTGATTCGCTAGGCTAGACATTTACTATTCCTCAAATGGGGTATTTCTAATACGTTTTTTAGGGGTTTTACCCTGATCGTCCCATTCTTGGGAAGTAAGCCATCCATCCTTGGATAAAGCTTTATATTCTTGCTCATCAACGGCAATTGTTGAATTGGCGTATGAGTCTTTGTGCATCGAGCATGGATAATCGATTGCCATATTTCACCTTAAAGGAAAAGGTGGAGGACTTTATCCCTCCACCTTCAACTTACTATGGGTTATTAGCCGCAATTGCACCGTAGTTACTTGGTGATGCTGTCATAAAGTCAGTAGCAACAGGGTAAGAACGAACAATTTGAACTAAATATGTATCAGCTGCTGGAGTTTTACTTGCAGCAGTTGGGTTTACATAAGTGATACTGATAGTATTAGCAGCTTTCACTCTTGCGCTAGCTATAGCAACGCCAGCAGTTTGAGCTGCTGTAGTTGATACTGATACAAAATCACCTACAGCAACGCCAGTAAGAGTAAAATCTTGCTCGGCAGTGGTAATTGTTGCAACAGCAGCAGGAGTTACTGCTAAAGATACAATAGATGTAGCGCGGATTGGTGCAACTGCAACTATATTAGGGCCTGGATTACTCATATTAAAATACTCCTATTAACCAGTGATACGGCAAGCCAGCTCAGGATAAACTGTGCTGAAACCATAAAGAACATCAAGACGAGTCGGCAATTGGTCAGAGTTAATATCGTATTGGCGAACCAAACGAATTGACAAACCATCAGCAGAAGCACGTCCAGCCATATCAACACCTTGAGGCAATAATAGGTCAGCAGTACCAAGAGCAAACGCATCGCGATGGAACGCAATAGCATTGGCGTAGCTTGCACCAGCAGAACCTGAAATTACAGTAGCGTTGCCAGAAGCAATAGTACCAGTGGTGCTAGTTACGTTTTGGAATTGACCGCTAAATACAGGTGTTGGGAATACTTGAACTGTTTGTGAAGAACCAGTACCAGTAGTCAACGCAGTTACTACGAAGTTTCGTAGTGTACCAGTTGATTGACGGTTTTGTGGGTTCACAGCGTAAACGCCAGGTATTGTGAAAACAGTGCCTTGAGTTAAAGTTTTACCATTAGTAATAGTAGCAGTTAAACCAAAAGTAGTTGCAGCGTTAGTTTGAACAGACCCGCCAGCTTGTGCAGCTACAGCGATAGTGTCAGTACCAACGATGAAAGAACCAGAAGTAAAGTTACCTACGTTTTGATCCATTGCAAAGTTAAAACCTAAAGTGCTGTCGCCCATTGCGCCTTTCTTAAATATTTCAGAAATAACACCTTGTGGGTTGAACAAGTTAGTCAAACCAGAAACGATACCAACATCGATAGTAGGATCAACAATAATGCTTCTTAATTCATCAACAGGAGCAGCTTCTTGGTTCAATCTAGCACGAGCAGCTAAGATTGTGTTCAAAGATTGTGCTTGAGTTGGTGAGTTAGATAACACGCCAGGAGTACCGACCATGTTATATACGTTCAAGAATTGTTGTAGACCATCATAGTCGATTTTGTTAGCAACCGCAGCAATAGCAGGCTTAATAAAACGATCTGAGAAGTCAGAAATGTTTAAGCTCAAATCTTGAGTTGTAAACGCCATATCAACACCAAATTGAGTGTTCAGAGTCAATGGAACGTAAGTTTCAACAGAAGATTCAACTTGAAGTGCAGGGCCAGTTCTACCAACATAACGAGGAGGTTTTCTCAAGTTAATAGTAGTGCCGATTTTTGCGCCTTCGATGGCGAATTTGTCGTCATATTGACGGCTGATTGCACGAGTAAAAACTAAGCTGTTGGTCAAGACCCGTAGAGCTTCGTTTGTAATCATGCTTATGGTAAGCAATTGATTAGACATATTTGTCTCCAAATGAAAAGAAAAAGGTATTTAGCCTGATTTATTTCCAGATGGGAGCCAATCCCTCGAATTATCTGTACTGAGGTTGCCTAGCTATTTAAACAGGCAAAAGTTTAAATAGATGTGAGGTCATTATATACCATATCATATTTAAAATGTACATAAAAAAATGCCACCAATATAGTATTGGTGGCGAGTCGGAGAGTTTTTAGCGTTTTAGACGTGCTACCAGTTTAGCTTTATCTTCTGCATTACGAGCAGCTATATATTCCGAAGTAGACATCTCAGCGTAAGATTTAGTTCCATTTACAGTACCGCCAGTGCCATTAATAGGCCGTATTGGTTTAGGTGCTGAACTTGCTCTAGTATCTTGTCTAATAATTGAAGCTAATCTCATGCCTGCTTGTACAGGCGACATATTAGAAATTTCATAGGCTACATCAAGATTTCTACCTAATTGATAAGCTATATCAGGGCCATTTTCCATACCTAATATGGCTTCTCTGATAGTTTGGTTCTGAGCTAATATCGGATCAGAAGTAATTCTTTCAATAACAGAATCATAATCTACATATCTAACACGAGCAGCTGCTTCAGCCGTTTCTAATTTAGCTTGTGCAGCTTGTTGAGTTTGCGCTCTTGCTCTTTGCTCATATTCCTGAGCAACGGCTTGTTTTGCCTCCATAACCGCAGATTCACGAGTATATTGCATCATTGCATCCATATACCGAGGGTCATACTGACCGCCAGCAAATTGTGACGGATCAGGTGGTGCTAATGATGGCGCTTGTTGCTCTTGAGCAGGAGAATACTGTCTAAGTATTTGCTCCTGCTGCTCAAGCATCTTTTCCAAACGCTCTGCTTGCCTTCTTGCTTCGTGCTTATCACGGGTTAATTCATCAATCCGTTTCTTATACCAAGGGTCTTGTTTTTCGGAGGTAGGTTCTTCAGTTGCTTCTACCTCCTCCTGATTGCCCTCTGATTCAACTTCTTGTGATTCAACTTCTTGAATCTCTACGGGTGTACTTTCGATTATTTCTTCGCTCATTTTGTTTCTCCGGGTTTTGCTTCACTTGTTAATGCTGCAATATCAGGTTCCCTTCGCATAGCACCAGGTCTAATAGGTTGACCAGCAGGTGCTTGACCTTGTGGTGCGCCTTGAGGCATACCTTGAGGTTGTGGAGGTGGCTGAGTTGCTTGCATTTCTAATTGTTCAAATTCTTGATTATTTTCTACTAGCTCTTGAGTCCCCATACCCATCATTAAGGTTAAATTTTCTCTGACAGCAGCTTGTAATTGCGTATCAGTCATCATAATTTTACCTTCGACATCCATACGTTTAGTTTGGGCTTCAAACCATTCACGTTCCTGCTTTTGAAGTTCAATCATGCGTTGGTCACGAAGTTGAGTAATTTCTTGACTCATATGCTCCATTTGACCTGCTAATTCATCCATCATTTGCCGAGCTTGAAGGACTTGAGGATCAACTTTATCACCACTCTTAGCCACCGCTTGTATTTGCGGAGGTAACATGGCTTGAAGTCGTTTGCTGATTTCTTCAGCTCCTGGCCAATCCATATTCTTTAACATCAAATCACCGATGATATTGAATAATGATGGGTTAGCTTGGGTTAAAGTCAGCATCATTGTGGCTGCTTCATCGCGTTTAGTTGCATATGAAGGGCCTGCATCACAAACCACATCATAACGTCCAATAGTCGGATTGAAAATTGAATCAATCGCAGTATTTTCAGTGTTAGCGGACGGAGTTTGAATGTTAGGGTTAAGTTGTACAGTTCTTGGCGTTCCATCTTCGCCTAAAATTCGTGCAACTCTTGGTCTATCATAGACTTTTGGAATCATATCCAATACAACACGGCCAATTTGACGAACTGAACGTGATAAATTATCTTGATAGTGAAAAGTATTAATATCCGCTTGTTTTTGCCTCAATAATAATGCTCTACCAGACGTTTCGTTAGATTGAGCGCCTAATGTAGGTTGATAAATCCCCATGCTTTGCATGATGTCATTTTCAGCTAATTGAATAGCTTGCATGATTGCAGGGCTAGATTGTGGAGGCATTGCTCGTTGAGGTGAACCAACAGGTGTTCCAGCTATTGATACGGGGTCATATTCGAGGTAGGCGACTGATTCTTTGTTTACCCTTCCCCAATTAGGGTCAGTTTCAAATTGCCCTGCTACACCTATAAACGGAGCTTTAGGCGACAATGCAACATTTTCAGCATTAGCAGATAGATAATAGTTATACAACCGTTGAGCATCTTTAGCATTGCGAATCAAACCTGATAAATAGCGTCTACCTTGTAGCCATAATTCATGACCGATGACTGGAACAATAGGGATATACTTCGTAGGAAGCTCACCACGCTCTAAAATAGTATCACCAGTAGCCTTACACCACATACAGCGTTTTTTATCAGCTATACGCACCTGTGATGGGTCTTGAGGGTCAGTTATTTCTACTTCTTCATGCTCTATATAATAGTATTCAGCAATACGAACGCTGTCTTTAGTGTACCAACCTTGAGCATCACCATTACCTGCATCATCAAAATGCGTTTCATCAACGCCAGGATATAAACGCTCAAATTCATCTTTAGAAATTTCTTCAGCTAAAATACACCATTCAGCATCAGAGCCATCTGGCGATTTGCTGTGCGGATCCATGTAGACCTTAAATGGATCAGGTATCCGGTCAATGTAAATTTCTTGATCGAAGCTGGAGTCATCAGCCCAGTCATTACGAATACGCACATAACCGATACCCATGTCTACTTGCGATTCCACCGCAGTGTCATATGCCATACCAGCGTTACTATTGTCTTGAATGTGACGAATCAACCCTTGCAATACTTCTGCTGTTTCTTGATCGGCTTCATCGTTGACCGGACGAATACGAATACTGGGAGTATTCTGACGAATTTCATTGACCACTCGATCGCGATACTGAAGTAATCGGTTAATCACCAACATTGGACGTTCTTTACCTGGGCGATTACGGTCGTACTTTGCAGACTCAGGCCATTGATCGCCTAATCGTGCAAAACGGACATCGTCCAGCATTTCCTGTCTATTGACAGAAGTAAACTCTACCGCAGAACTGAATCGTTCGCGTATCTCCTTCAGCGTATCTTCATCCATTTTTTCTTCGTCTGTTTCAGCTTCCATACCAACACCAAATGATTCCATTATCGAATCTGTATCTAAATTTGCCATGATTTTTCCTGAGCTATTAAAATGTTAAGCGCCCATCCAAGAAGAAGTGCTTCCCCCAGATGAATTATAAGATCGATTTCCTCCTTCCCTATGCTCTCGCTGTTCCCTATGGGCTACCGGAAACGCAAAAGTAACCGCTAATGCGTCCGCTGCATCAGGTGAGGCTAAACCCCTAGACCGCATTTCTTTCTTACCTTCAAGAAAGATAGTCCCTGAAGAATTAGGTTTCTTCATAGGCCCTATTAAATCAGACTTCAATTGCCTATCCTCCTTAATACTGGCAGTTTTTAACCAATCCCTCATTGCCCCCCACATCTCAGCGCGTTTGTTGCCCCACATAATAGCATTAGTCGCCTTCCAACCAAAATTCACTCCTCTTACCTTATATCGTTGTTCAACTAAACGATCAAGAATACCATAGCCCAAACCACCTTCATCAATTACCGTCAAGGCAGGGCGATATTGTTCAATCGCATCGATCACTCGTCCAACAATCGTCATGGTATCTTCACCGGAGTACCGCTTAATCGCTAATAAGTCACGCCCCTGCCTGACAATAATCACCGTTGAGTCAGCCCCACCTCGTGCAGGATCGACACCAATAACAATAGGTGCAGTTGTATCCTTATATAATGGACGTTGAAACGCATCTTCAATGAGGTCGGGTGATATGAACTGATCTTCACCTGCGGTGGGAAATTCACCATACACCTCAACCCGTGCTTGGGAAGAATCTTCACCATACTCAGCAATAATCTGTTCATAAACTTGTTTATCCGTATCCTCAACCGTTCTCGCGTCCACCATACGGCTTTTCCAGAACGCTCGTTTGCCGTGAAAACACTCGAAGAAATACCCTTCATTCCGTCTAGGGTTGCTGAAAGCAAACCAATACCGATCAAGGATATTTTCAGTAAAGAAACCTGCCCCTACCGACCATATCTCATTAGGAATACCTGAGGCTTCATCAAAGATTAACATCATTCCGTCATGATTGTGAACACCCGCATAACTGTCAGGGTTCTCAGCGCTCCATAACTTACCTTCAGCGCCCCAATATCGAGTACCTTTCTTCAGTTGCATTTCCACCAAGTTAGTCAGCCATGTAGCTGGCGTTATCTTAGTAGCAGACAGTTCAAACCAATGCGTGTTGATCGACATGGCGTACCATCGTGACAATTCACCCCAAGTGACGGACTTCAATTGGCTTTCCGAGTTAGCCGACACGATCACCGTTGAGCCTACTCGTGTGGTCAACATCCACAATATTAACCACGACACCAACGCGGACTTACCAATACCTCGACCTGATGACACTGCTGACCGCAGGGTGTTCATATCTACTTGGCCTTTATTCTCCTTAATATGATCGGCAATATCCCTTAGCACTTCTCGTTGCCATTTTCTTGGCCCGTGAAAGTGTTCTAATGGTGTGTTCTTCTTCCCCCAAGGAAATACGAACAACACAAATGCTTCGGGATCATCCGCTATCTTGGGCGACCATAACTCCACCATCAACGTCTGTTCTTCGTCGGGACGATATATTGGTTGTTGGGCCATTGTGAGTTTGTTCCTCTAGTTGAATAGGAGATGACGTTCCCTCGATGACTCGACTACGCGCTTCATCTAAGGCAGATTGTATATTAATAGTTTCAATTGACATGGATATTTCTTGCTTGGCAGTCCAACCATGAACGTGTTGCAGGATTGACAGCGCTGCTTTAGCATCGCCATTTCTGGCAGCTTCTCTTAATTGAGATGACGCTTCCATTTCTCCATCCGCTGCGCCTTTCAACGCTGCCATTTCAGCAACAGGGTCAAGTTGGCATAACTGTCGATATTCGGAAGGTAACATTCCTGCGGCTAAGGCAAGCTTGTCACCTTTTAACCCTAGAGCGGCAGCATCATATATTTGTTGTAAACGCCATTCGGTGGCTTGCACTTCTCTTGGCGTAAATGGGATTGATATCATCATCTATCCTCCTTTCAAAATTATATTTAACATCATTTACCTATGGTAGTAAAGTTTTTTACATCTTCTCTGAAATTTTTAAAAAAATTTTTAGAGGGTTAGCTTTTCAATTTTAAAAAAAATTTACTGCGGTTCAGTTTCCATTCTAAAAAAAAAAAAATTTCTCGTGGGGGGTGTACATGGGCAACGGACGGTTCAAAATCCCCCTATCACCCCCCCATCAGCCAGGCGAATTACATTTTCAAGCTAACTTATTGAATTATATACAGTTTACGGTTTGAGTATTAAGCCAGGTAACTATTCAAGAACGGAGGCAGGACTTGAATAGCATCGCAAGTTATTGTTATCCTTAATGTTTTGCATCGGTGCTTTATAAAAGGTAACGAATTAGTACACACTTTTAAGTTATGTATCAAATGTATCATTGTTTAAAAGTTGGTATTTATGTATCAAATGTATCATTGTTTTTTATGTTATACAGATGATACATAGTTGATTGCGCCGTAGTTCTGAAAAATGTATTTATGTATCATATGTATCAAATGGTCATCCTTTTTTTGTCGGTAGCTGATAACATTTTTCCTGGTAACTTTTCCAGAACTACATATATATATATTTAAAATTTTTTAATATAATATCTAATAATACATATTATACATAAAGCCCACAAGCCCCGCCAACAATGGGGGCGTGTATGTATCAAACCGCCCCAAAACAATGACACATACCTTATACATTTGATACATATGTATCATATGTATAACTTATTTTTATGTTATACAGAATATACATATTAATATTTGACAATTAAACTATTAAGTTATATTATTTATTCAAGTTTTCAGATTGCCTGAAAACAAAACTGGAACGAAAATGGATAATCTACATATAAACGCAATAATAAACGCTGGAATATTAATTTTAAGTGTTGCTTTGATCGAAAACATACTTAACTATTTAATGTAATTCACTCACTAAAATAATCTAATCTAAGGTAAACATCTAATGCTACATATTACAAACCACTCGCCTAGTCATAAACTTGCTGGCTTTCAGTCTCTTAATACATCAACTTTGAGTAATGATTTTTGTATTAAGATGATGAAGAAAACCGATATTAGTATCATATGTCAGCAATGTTATGCCGCTACCATGCAAAAAAGGTATAAAAATCTGGACATTGCAATATCAAAGAACGGCCCGTTATTATCAGAAGGCCCACTACCTGTAAGATATATTCCAGTTATAAATGCACGGGCCTTTCGATTTCATTCCCTGGGTGAACTTATCAACCTGCAACATCTAGAGAATTATGCAGCTATTGCAGCTTATAACCCTAATACCTTTTTCACTCTATGGACTAAAAGAAAAGATATAGTTAACGCCTATTTCAAAGCTGGTAACGTAAAACCGGATAACCTTTCTTTTATTTTTAGCAGTTCGGTAATTGGCAAGATTGAAAAATTACCTATGCACTTTGACAAAGTCTTCACAGCTCACAATAAAAACACCAAAGAAACTATCAATTGCCATTCAAAATGTATTGACTGCATGGCTTGCTACTCAAAAAACGATACTATTTACATAAACGAGGTGAAAAAATGAAAACAATTACTGCGAAAAGATTAATCGGTAAAATGTTAGATAATGTCCAGGTAAACATAAAAGGCCATAAATACCATGGAATAAACGAAAAAACATTATTTGCACTTTACGAAGTTTTATCTAGTTATGGATATAAAAAGCTTTATACCAGGCCGCTAGATAATGGTTTTATCGAAGTAAAGGCTGATGATTTTATTCTATCAACAAAAGTTAAGGTTTATTAAGATGAAGTTACCAGGGCGGCCACCGATACCAGATGATGAGAAAAACATCCTAGCCACTTTTAGTCTAAAACGCTGGCAAGTGCAGCGGTTAAAAGAAACGAAAAATAAAAGTAAATTGGTTCAACTATTATTATCCAAACATTTTAACGATATACCTTAGACTAATTTAGCTTAATAACTTAACACGGCCCGCTAAACGCGGGCCTTTTTTTTGTCTTGTGTTCCAAGATTCCAGTCTATAACCTACTATCTAACAAGCAGCTTAACCTTAAAAAACAAGTTTTAAGGCCCGATAATGTAAAAGTAATACTTACATGGCTTTAAAAATAAACGCGCTTAAAATCGATTAAATCCCAGCTTGGATTTGATAGCGAATCGATACTAAAAAGCCACTGAGAAATTCCGTAGGTTGAATGCTCCATCAGCCAAAAAAGTTTTGCCCAACTATTTCTGAGCAAAACTCAATTTAATCCGATTTGATTTGAAATTTGAAAATTTTGATTTTTCAATTCACAAGTGTCAGTTTTCTGTTTCGGTCTGGCTCAACCATTCTTCTAAGGTCTGACTTACTCAGCGCGTTAATTGCTTCGTCATTAGGGGCGGTGTAAATATGTTTTTGGCTAGGAAAATCCGTAGACTTTAACCGTCCATTATCATTCCAGCCAGCTTCTTTAAGGGCGTGAAGTAATGCAGCTTGAGGAACTTTAACATTACCTGGTGCGCTATTAGCTAAACGATCACAGAGCGCATGGAAGGGGGACGCTATCACTCCTGATGCAAACTCACCGACACGCAAGCGCATCAAGTCAACTAGGTACGACTCGGCAGTCGACATGCCCTGCTCAACTAGGTTCAGTTTGAACTCCGTCATCATGGGTGTAGCACCAGGGTTGAACGCGCTAACGTCACGCACCAGCAACCAAGACGCTATGGCTTCATAGCCTCCTCCGGTCTTGAACCAATCCCACATAGACCGTGCTTCCTCCGGACACATGCGAGGGGCGTGTGACCAAACGCAGAACCATCGTCTGTCTTGTGACTCCAACTGAATTGGAACGGGATCATTAGAGAACGCTAGCACGAAGATGCGATTCACCATATCATAAGGGTGCAAGCCCTTCCTGTTGATCGTTAAGGTTTCCGGCGGCGCTGCAATGACAGGCTTGAGTTTGTTGGCTAACGAACGTCTTTCTTTAGCGTCCGGTTCTTTCAGTTCGTTAATGATAAGGATTTCCGACTCAAGGGCGTAGCCAAACTGCGACGCTATACCATCGTTATCAACCAAGCCTCTGTTCTTAAGGTGAGGGCCACACACCGCCCAAACGAACGGCGCGTACATGGTATCCTTTCCAGCTCCTTGATCACCACCGTGCAGAATAGCGTGATTAATCTTAACATTAGGGTGCTGTACTTTGTAAGCCATGACGTTGAAGATATGCGCCAGCTCAACTTCATTAGGCACTAAGGTCTTGCAGTGGTCAAGCCAACGGGTGACATTACCCGCCTTACCCGACACATCAGGCCGAGCGTCACGCCAGCGATTGCCGTACATGTCACCATCAAGCGCGGTCAGCATCGTATCACCTGCCGCATAGGTGATGCCAACTAAAGCATGAGCGCCCATCGCCTGTCTGTTCTCGTCATAGCAGATAGACGCTTCTATCTTACGGCCTGAGTGTATGGACTTGCACTCGACATGACGAAACAAGGCGTTGAAAGTAGCACGGCTGACTTCACGTCTGGCAACCAAATCAAAGTAAGACTCATCCACTTGGATGTAAGCAAACCTGCTAAACCAGTCTTTTTTTTCCAGTCTGCCTAGCTCCTTACGATCTACTTCAGCGATGGCAGTAATCGCGTCATTAGTAAACATGTCGGACGGTTCGAGTTTGGCTAAGGTGTCATTCATGACGGACGCTAACAATTCTTCACGCAAGCCATGAGAATGCTTAGGCCCTCCTTCTGCCTGCACCCACTCAAGGTAAGTCTTACTGTCTAAGTGTTGGCAAGACTCATGGAAGCACATGAAAGCGCGATTAACCGGATGATAACGTGCCATAGGATTACCATCCGAGTGCGCTGTTGCGTTAATGCAGGTTACACCAACCCAGCCTTCACCATTAGCGCCCTCGATGACATCACCACGCTCAACAAGCCACGTTAAAACATCATCTTTGCCATCATCAATCAAATCAATACGCTTTACTGTTGCGGTGTCTGCTTCACACGGTGTAACGCCCAATGCTTCACATATCTGTGGTAAGGTAAACTCTAATTCAGGATTGAATTTGATCAATACGGATTTAAAATCATCTCTACCAGGCTTAAGATTGACACTATTAGGAAGGCGAAAATTACGAACGGCATTAATAGCGCCCCCATCAGTATAACCTGCATCAGCAATCGCTTTAATAGCTGCACTGAAATCCCCTTTTGTTGGTTGGTCGTCAAGGCTGAAAGTATAGCCATATTGGTAGTTACCTGGCGAAGTTTCCATGATCCATGTTGGAATCAGATCAGGCATTTTTGATTTCGTACCGACATCGTCCAACACCAAGAACGCTACTAACTCACAGTTGGTTGCAGAAGCACTGGGTTTGCCATCTTTAAAACGCTTAATAATGAAAGATGCCGTGTTACAGTACCAAGCACCTTTATAATCATATTTAGTAGGGAGGTAAGCAGGCCAAGTACATTTTTGTGCGCCATCAGCGTGAAAAAGATCGGCTTTAGGAACCTGCTTAACAAATAGACAGGTTTCCCCCTCTGGTGCTATACTAACAAGGTAATCTATAAAGTTCATATTATTTTCCATATCTAGTCATAGTTGCAATCTCGACATCTAATGGTATCCCCTCAGCCCAAACTGGGGGCGTACACATTACCGATATCATTCTTTTTGTTGTTTCTTCAGCGTCATCTGCTTTACATTCAACCACAATTTCATCATGGATATGTGCGATAACATTATCTAATTGGCGTAGCGAGTATCTTAGTAAATCATTAGCGGTTGCTTGAGCGCAGTTTTCTTGTGCAATACCTTGCCACAATCGAGCGCGAGGCCATTCCTCAGCATCGGACGCAGGTTTGAACGCTGCTTTAAGGTAAGTAACAGCGCCATCTTCTAACCGAGCAAATGGGTAACAGAGTATACGACCTGACGGTAAAATATACCAGAGGTGATTACCATCAAACAAATACGTCACACGCCCAGCTGAGAACTCATGCCCCTTGTGACGCATGGCGCTCATGTAAGCACGTTCCAAATCTTGGCCGTACGGGATGCACCAGGGGTTTGCCACACGCCACCCGTTAATCATGCGTTTGATTTGGTGTTCAGGCATGTTAAGACCATAAATCCTAGCCATCGATGCAAACGCACCAGCTCCACCTGAATATCCTAGCGCTAGCTCTTGCACCTTACCAATAAAACGTTGGTCTTTAGTGACTTCTTTAACATTGAAAGTAGATTTAGCGTTCTCGACATAAACATCGCCACCGGATCGAAAGATGTCCAGCTTGGCTTCCGATGCCACATGATTAGATAGCCAAGGATTGCATCGTGCTTCAATACCAGCCCAGTCAGCTACAATTAGAACATTGCCGGGTGCAGGAATTATAGCAGGACGTATCATGCCCTTCAGCACGTCTGTCACACGACTGCCAAACGCGCTTAAGGAATCGCCAGCCATCATAGCGGAACGCACAGCAACAGGGTCTTTGGCACAGATACGCGCCATGTTCTGAAGCTGAACGCCATACGAACTAGCCCTACCTGTAGCAGAGCCACCGTTAAAGACAAACGCACCACGAACGCGGCCATCTTCAACATCCGCCAGCTCCCCCATACGCTTGAACTTAGCCACCGAGGAAGCGCTAATGTCATCAATGCACTGAACAACATCTAATACTTCATCAGGCAAGTCTAATTGCAGTAAAGCAGTACGCGTAGCTTTGTTGAGCGATAGCTTGTCGTCAACCATCATCAGTTCAGGATCAATCCGGTCAGCAACCCACTGTTTAAGCTTTGGCGATCTAGCCGAGGCAATACCTGTAATATCTTTCACTAACGTCTGTATCTCCTCCAGTTCAGCCGTAGCGTAACCAATAGCGGCATGACATAACGGCACATCGATCAGCAAACCCCTATCGTTGATGCGCTCATTAATATGATAGTCCAACAGTTCATCAGCATCTAACTGACGTAGCGCCAGACTAACTTCACGCATAGCACGAACATCTTGCTCACAGTAATGAATCAGCTCAGGAAGCAACGCAGTATTATAAGGAGGAACGCAACACTGCCGGATTAACTGCTTACCTCGATGATCTTTCTTCATCTTGGCTGACATTGCTCGTCCAATATCTTCAAGACTTCCAGGTAAGCAATTAGCTCTCGCTTGTGTAGCGGTGCAGTAGAACTGCTCCAGCTCAAAGTTAATACCTAACACAAACCAAAAAATTAATCTCTCGAATACCGAATTATGCGCGCGTATCTGACCTTTAAAGTTTCTGACACGTTCGGGAAATGGTTGATCGGGTGTCCAAGTCTGGACATCTTCATCATCGAAAGCGTAAGACATGCACAACACTTCAGTGCTTCTGTCTTGCGCGTAATTATAAACCCCATGCTTTTTCAAGTCACAAGCTGATTTACTTTCAAAATCTATAAATAACATAGTCGTTCCTAAATTTAAGAGGAAAAAAAACCCCTCCTAAGAGGGGCTTCTTAATTTAGACCGATCTACGTCTTCTACCAGTCTCCGCTGGCACACCATCTTCATCCTTAGTTTCACCATCCAAGCCAACCCATTCAACAACTTCAAACACAGGAGTGTAAATCTTACCGTACGCTTTATGTTGGTAAAATTCTTTCTTCAGATTGATAACTGGAACAGGTTTATCTTGATCAGCATCTACTTGCGCTGCTATAGCAACTGCAAGAGTCTGTACTGAACGTTTACCGCCAACTGAAGTGGTTGAGTAACGAACTTCCAAGCCTTTATCTTCACCGGATAAGCATTTTAAGCTCATACCGACTTGAGTTTCCCATCCACGTTTACCACCAGCAGGAGCAGCATCAAGTTCAGGTAATGGAGATGTAATACTTACCATCTTTTCACCTAAAACTTCACCTTCACCCCAGCAAATAAAACCGTGAACAAAAGAGAACGGATTAACCGCCCATGTAGAGTCTGATTCAACTTCAGATTCTCCTGCACCAAACACCCAATGACCTGTGCGATCCATTTTAAGTATCGCAGAACCATTGCCCCCACCTACTTCAGTTTCCAAAGAACGAAGTGCAGTAGAGAGTGAAGTAACAGAAGGAAGATTAGAACCAGAAAACGCTACTAAGTTTGACATAATATTGTACCTTATTGAAGTTTAGTAAGAGCAGCAGACAACTGATGCCCAATTAACAGCACAGCAGGACGAGGATCGTCTACATGTGCCATTGTGTTACCCGATGAAATAGAAACGGTTGACCCTTCTGGTAAAGGCTGTTTAAGCTTCTTGAGCTTCTTTTCAGCCTGAGCAGGAGAAATAAACGATGCTTCCATCACATCAGATTCTGTTAAGCCAGCATCAAGTAAAGCTTGTTTAGCTTCTACTTCATCTGACCATTTACGGGTTGCCCGTTTAGCAACCAGTTTGTAATTTGGTAAATCACGACCTGATTCTAACATGTTAAATGCTAAAGCACGCAAGTCTTTTATCCATTCTTCTAAAATCTCAGCGTTCTGAAGATACGCATCTATAGTTGGTGCGTCTATCGCATCAACCTTAACTTTTAATGCACGTTCAACTGCACCTGTCATTAATGGGCAGGTAGGTTTAGCTGCACACCATTTACAATGGCTACCTTCCCGAAGAGGAGCATCAAGTTTTTGAGATGCTTTAACGGCACTTAAAAGCTGTTGTTCAAATGCTTTAATGCGTTCTATTGATGTTACCCAACGTTTAATCATCGGAGGTTGGATAATGATTAGCTCGACTTCTTTTACGTCTTTAAATGCCCATTTGGCTTTTTCAGTACGCATCGCAGCAGCAGCGTAGAACATCAACTGCTCATTTTCTTTTGCTTCTACGATAACGCCATTGCCAAACTTCCAATCCAAGACAATAGCACGATCATGTATACGACCAAGCAAATCGCAGCTGCCAAATACGTCAGGCATGAAATCACCGAAATTAACTTCAACTTCGATTTCATAGTCCATAAAATATCCTGAATCAACTTCATTCAATAACTCCAGTGCGGCATGAATTTTTTCATCAATTAAATCTTGTGTCAGTATAACATCTTGATATTGTGCGCCGATTACAGGCTTTGTACCAATATCTAAATATTCAGCAATGGTATTATGAAGAAGTGTACCCTCGTCAGCGTAAGAAGATGAAGGCTTTTCAGGCGCTTCATTACACAGTTTGACTGAGCCTGGGCAGTTGATTACCCTTTTAGCAGTCGAACCGCCAACAATCTTTGAGTGTGCCATTAATGTATTCCCGTTTCGTTTAAAGTGAATATATTATTTCACAAAAAAATATATTGTACAAATGTTTTTTACAGTGATAAGCTATAACCTCACTAAACGAAACTGGAATACTCAAATGAACAAAAATACAATGATCGCAATAGCAGCAGCAATTTCTTTTATTTCTGGAGGATTAGCTATTAATAAACTTTCTAATAATGAATCTAGTGTAATCCACAAAACTCGCAGCGGATCATTCATTATTCAAAAAAATTTAAAAGGCGAGGAACAAATATATCAGGTGTTGGAATTACCTGGTAACGTTCCAAGCTTTGTAACTCCAAGGGATTAAATGCTAGAACGTGACATTGAAAAATATTTTAAATGGGTGGTTGAAGTGAACGGAGGAAAGACGTATAAATTTACTTCGCCTGCCCATCGAGGCGTAGCAGATAGAATTGCTTGCATGTCGGACGGCTCGTGCTGGTTCGTCGAATTAAAAACAAAAGAGGGTAGATTATCAGAATTACAAAAACTATTTGCACAAGAAATGATAAGGCTTAACCAAAACTACGCATGTCTTTGGACAATAGAACAGATTGATAATTGGGCAATAGAATGTTTGGGATTACATATTTAATTAGATTGATTATATGTTTAGTAATTTTAACGGTCATGCTACCGCTGGCCATCATTAACTTATGGGTAACAAAATGGAAATAGATCAAGATATAGACTGGTTGTATGCACAAGTTGTAAAAGGAGGACTTAAACGTCCAACTGAGAAGCAGGAAGATGAATTTGATTATCTGGTAAGCCGATATAGACGGTTGTTAGGATTAACTGTATCTTCAGCCAGAACACGAGCTTTCAAGGAAGTTATGATGTAATTAACTTTTCCACCAATAAACTTATGGAGTTATCCAATGCCCGACAAAAAGATGGTTGGAGGTAAGCACTACTTATTACCGATCCAACCCGTTACTTACATCCATGCTAACAATATACCGTTTATGGAAGGTAACATAATAAAGTACATTACGCGCCATCGAAGCAAGAATGGCGCAGAAGATATAAAGAAAATCATACACTACTGTGAACTAATCTTGGAGCTTGAATACAATGAATCAACGAGATAAACAACGAAAAAGATGCCTTGAGTATTATCATAAGAATAAAAAAGCCATACATGAACGTGTTATGCTGAAACGCAAAATGGATCGTTTAAAAGCTAATGTTGTAATCCCTCCAGTACCTCAAAAAAGCATTACCAAAAAAGAAATAATGGCTTTAATCGGTATTAAAGCATTGATGCTTGATAAGATCGTGAAAGACCCTCGCTATTGTATGCCTAAGCATGTGGCAACTCATATTGACGGATCAATTCTATTCAACCGAGCCGAGATCATGGATTGGCTTCCATATATCAGAGAAGTTTGTGCGTTCATGTATAACCGTCCTCCGATCAAATTAACTGGAATGGCAGCTTCAATAGTTGAGTTCATGCGTCGCAGTAAAGACATGGAGTTGTATTGTGATGAATTAAGACGTAAACAGTTAGGTGGAAGGATTAATAATGGCTAGGGATGTTGACTACGCCCTCATATTGCAAGTGCTTTATAGCAGAGGCTACACCTTAGCTAGTATATCAAAAGTTACAGGCACAGCGGTAAGCTCGTTATCTAATGTTAAACAAGAAATTAAACCTGTACCGATTGGCTGGCATGATGGATGGGAAGGAATGGCATTGCAAGACTATTACCGTAAAGCACTAGGTGAAGCACCACCCTATGTTGGGGATTACATTGAACTTGGAGATTATTATGAAGAAAATGATACGGCCTTTATCTGATGAAAACGCACGTTGCTTAGGTAGCAACTGCGAAAAGAAAGAAAACTGCTCCCGATACTTAAGTATTGAGGTGGATACTAAGGACTACATGTGGCATGGTGACTTTAAAAAAGAACTGAACCAACTTGAATGTGACCTTTTTATTGATTTTCGAGGCAATTATTATGAGCATTGAGAAAGAGGATGTCAAAAACAAAAAGTATTTAAAAGCAATTTATGATAAGCAAAGAGTACCCAAAAAACCTAATGAATCAGCTTTTTATGAAAGAGTTATTCCTGTAACTGAGTCTGGTTGTTGGTTATGGGTAGGAAAGGTTAGCAATGTAAGGTGTGGAGGTTATGGTGTGTATAACGGATATACCATGCACAGATTTTCTTACGAATTGCACAATGGCGATATCCCTAAAGGTTTATGTGTTTGTCATAAATGCGATGTTCCTTCATGTGTAAACCCATCTCATTTATTTTTAGGAACGCATAAAGAAAATATGAAGGATATGCAAGACAAAGGAAGAAAATGGAGTGGCATAGTTATGCGGAAAATAGACGGGTTACCAGCATCTGCAAAACTAACACCAAGCATAGTTAAGGAAATAAAAAACCTATTAACAGATGGTATGTCTCAAAATCAGATAGCAAAAATTTACGGAGTTACACAAAGCACAATTAGCTTTATTAAAAGAGGTGCGACATGGCAGAACGTGTAAGCCGTGAAAGAGAACTACTTAAGAGATTTATGACTGAACTTAACACAGAAGAAGATGTGGTCAGTTTGTTTAATGATATAAAAGAATGTCTTGCCCAACCTGAGCAAGAGCCTGAATTTAACTTTGATTTAGAACGAATGAAAGCTGCAATAGAATCGCCAATATCAGATGTTACAGGTGAAGAGTTAATGAGGCAGGTTAAAAGCAATCGAGTTTTTTACCAAGAGGGTTATGCACAAGCAGAGCTAGAATTGAAACGTGAGCCTTTGAGTGATGAAAGACTGCGAGATTTAAGTAATTCAATTCATGCTCACCCTGATTTCGATAATGTATCGGTATGGCAAGTTTTTTATATAGCTAGAGCAATAGAAAAAGCACACGGTATTGGAGGTGGGGAATGAGCATTGAAAATGAAAGATTAACAATACCTATGGACTTGGAATTAAAGTGGGCTAAAGAAAAACTACTTGAACGTGATAAGCAAATATCTGGATTGATATCAAAAAACATTTCCTTAAGAGAAGAGTTACAAGAAAATATATCACTACGTGACCACTTTGCTGGCTTGGCTATGCAGGGATTGTTAGCTTCAGATATAAATACAAAATGGGATGAAAATGATATCGCTTTGATTGCGTATGGTCAAGCTGATGCAATGATGGAAAGGAGAGAGAAATAAAAATGGCTAACAAGACAACCAACAAACAGCGTAAGAAAAACGTTTATAAAGCTAACGAGTGCAGTTATGAAACCAAAAATTAAACGAGTAGGGCGATTTTGGGTATGCGGAGGGCCTTACGAAATTGCAGGATATGGACGCACTCCTTGTGAAGCCTATTTAAATTGGAGAAACCAATGGTTTTAAGACCTTATCAGGATGAAGCTGCTGATTTCTTGTACAGTTGTGATCGAGCGATGATTCTTGCGCCAGTTGGTGCTGGCAAGACGGCCATCACTCTAACAGCTATGCAAGCGATGATACAGGATGGGCATGTTAAACGATTCTTAGTCCTTGCACCTAAACGTGTGTGTACTGACGTTTGGAGGCAGGAAGGGCTTAAATGGGCTTCTAACATATTCATTGAAATAGCGATAGGAACTGCTAAGAACAGAATAGCAGCGTTTAATTGCGCTGCTAATGTGATCGTTACCAATTACGACA